GCTCTTGCGCCTTGTTCTCTTGCTTCTGCTGCTGCAGGTATATACTGATCTATTCTTCCTCTAGCTTTTGCAAGATCTCTATCTTCTATTGCTTTGTTAAAAGCAGATAGTTGATCTTGTGCTGCGAACCCTGATTTTAAAATGCTAGAACCTGGTGCAGCTATTGTTTTGATATTACCCTGTGCATCTTCAACTTCTCTAGTTAACATATCTTCTCTTGACATTTTTAATGGGTCAAGTTCTCCTCTATATTTTCTAGGATCTAAATAAGATAAATAACTTTCTGCATAAGCAATGTCAGCGGGCTTACCACCTAAAACTTTATTACCGATGATTGCTCCTTCAATCATCGCCTCACCAAGAATGGCTCCCGGACCTAAAACATTTTTTAATAATCTGCCTCTTGTTGCAATCCCAGCTGTTTTAACTAATTGTCTTGCAGCTTTTTTATCTCCAGCCGCTGCTTTCTTTTTAGTTTCATTTAAACCATCTGTAATACATTTTGTACTAAATTTAAAACCAATACGACCACCTTCTGCTGAATCTAATCTACACTCATCTAATTTACTATTTGCTTGAAGATTGTTGAGAATAGTTTGTTCTTCTTTTAAAGTTATGTTAGATAAACTAGCCTGAACAGATTTATCTAATTTTCCAAAAGTTTTTGATCCTGTTGCTTTTGCAACATCAAATATGCTAACAGCTTTTTTAGTGACGGGAGATATTCCTGTTGTTTTATAACTTTCTAAAAGTCTACTTTGAATTAAAGGTGGTAGTTTATCAAAACCTTTTATAGTTTTATTAGGGGGTTGACCTACTTTATAATTAGGAAATTCTACATCAGGATATCTTACTTTAGATTTTTGCACCACATCATTATAATCTTTTAAAATTTCTTTTTGTTTTTTAGGATTTCCCGAGGCATCTACTAATTGTTTTTGATAGTTACTTTTTACATTATCAACAAAACTACCCTTGTCCACATTTGCTCCACTCTCCAAAGGGTTTGTTAAAATACCCTCTATAGGAGCAAATCTTCCACTAGATTTTACCCCAAAAACTTCATCCAAAGAAATACCTGAAGGTAGTGCTCTTGCTATATCTCTTTGAATTCCTCTAAATGTTCCTAAAGGTAAATCTAAAACTTTATCTATTTTTTTAGCTCCCCAATCATATAAAAAATTTTGATAAGCATATCCGTTTCTTTTTCCACCTAAAAATGTAGCAGAAGTTTTAATTACTTTGTCAGAATTAGCTATTTGATTTTTAGTTGCTGCAGGTAGTTTAGGTTTATACCATTCTTCTAAAGAGCCATCATAATATTCAGCCAATTTAAATAATAATCTAGAATCATAAAAAGGATCATTGCTTTTTGTAACTTTACCAACTTTGTCTATTAAATCTTTAGATACTGTTCCATTTTCAAATGCTTCAGCTATTTTTTTATTTTTACCTATTTTTGTTAAATCATTTGTTATTTTTTTAACGTTTTCATAATAATCATAACTTGTTTCTGCTATCTTTAAATTATTTACTTTAGCAACTCTTTTTATAAATCTAACACCAAAACCTTTTGCTTGAATTTCTTTTAATGGTAAACCATCTTCAATTAATTTAGACACTTTTGCAATTTCTTTAGGTGCTTTTAAAAAAACTCTTGGTGATTTTTTAAAATCTAAATTAGGAAAACTTTTTTTAGCTTTACTAAAATACCCCTTACTACCTGAAAAATCTTTTTGTAAATTTTTTGGTAATTTTTCTTTAACGGCTGCTGTAGTTACTTCTTTTCCTTCATCTAATAATTCTTGAATAGCTTTTTCTGCGGCCGCTTGTTTACCTGTTTGTGGTCCTTGAGGTAAAAACTCAAAATTTTTTGCTTCTTTTGCTCTAAAAGTTTCTGCTGCTTCTTTTGCTTTTTTTAAAGATCCATATTTTTTTGCACCAAAATATCCTTGAATTTGATTAGGGTTATTATTAGCTCCAATTCTAACAGAGTATCCATTGCCATCTTTATAAATACTTCCAGGGTTATCTTTTTTATACCCCTGCCTCGTGCCACCAAAACCTGGTTGCACTAACATACCACCATCAGCTTTTGGATTACGTCTGTTAAACTCATTAAATAATTCTATTTCTTTAACTTGTGGTTTTGGATCTGGTCTTGCAATATCTGATGCAAACTTGACTTGTTTTCTAACACCCGATCGAGTCAGGTAGTCCATCATCTGTTTGTATTCTTTTGGAGTCATTATTCTCCTAACATTCTAGCAATACCACCTGATGCAAGTTCTTCTGGATCGCCATAATAACTATCATCTGCTTCACCCTGTCTTCTAATTACTGCATCTGATTGAGCTTCGGGATCTTCTGTTATAGCTTTAGCCTTGTCTCTTCTTCTTTTGTTTTGAACAATCTCTTTCATGGTAGGCCCTCTACCTGTCGCATATTCTTTTAGTTTTGAAACATCAGAATCTAACTCACTAATATTAGAACCACCAACCTCATCAACCTCTATCTCATAATCATCTGGACCTCTTGATCTGCCGACTGGACCCGACTCTGCCACATCAAACTCTGCTCTAGGACTCGGTGCACCTTCATCAGGCAATGGTTTTTTATATTGCAACAGCACTGGATCACCAAATACGTTCTGTTCGCTTTCGTACTCCACTCTTACAGCACCATCGTCCACGTCCTCTGTGACTCGAACTACCGAACCATCGTCGAGTGTTTTCTGGTGAATAGATTGTCTCTCACCTGTTGCAAATTTTTTAGTGACGTCATCACCCTCTGAAATAACTTTATTGACCAGCGTATCAAACCATTCTGGTTTACCAGCAACATCATCTGTTTTGATTACAGGAACTTTTTTAACTTTTTGACCTACTTTAGATAATTTAAAAAATTTACCAACGATTGGCACAGCTGCCATACCACCAAGTAATTTTAAGAAAGTTCTTCTGGTCATGCCATCTTTAAATCCTGCACGTCCACCAGTAGCCATGTCTTCTGGATCAAATCTTTTTTTAGATAATGCATCAAACGCTTCACCGTAAAGTTTTGTCTGTTCTTTTATTGGAAGATCATCGTAAACTTTACCCATTCGCTCTGCCATTTCTTCTGCAACTGAAACTGCATCAACTTTTCTATCACCGGAAAATCCTGGTGATTGATTGTCAATCGCGTTATCTATCATTTTCTGTCTTTCTCTTATTCTAGAGATACCCTCTTTGTTTTCTCTACTCAATCTTTCAGCAATCTCTGCCTCTGTCTCTGCCTGCTTGCCTCCCATAATTCTAGATCTTGGGTCTATCTCTTTGCCTTCCATGTCCATGATCTTTGCAGATTTTGTAGCTGTAATTCCCTCTTGAACCTTTGGTCTATCATCTATCATCTTGATAGCGTTCTCAACCTGATTGGCATTCTTTAGTGAGTTTGGATCTATACCATTACGCATTAATTTTTCTGCTACGATTGCAGTATTCATATCCACAAGATCTTTGTTAGGTAGGGCTGTCATCACACCTTTTGGTTTTTCTTTTAAAAAAAGTCTTATGATAAATTCTCTAAGTGCCTTCATTAATAATAATTCCTTTTAGTTTTCTCGACCTTTTCGTCGATATAATCCTCTGGGTGTCCGATCAGACCGCCCTGTCTGAATCGCATAATCGCTTGTGTGGTTGAGTCCACAAGATCATCATGGTCGCCATAAGGGAAAGCCGCACACTCTTCGATAACGTCGTCCGCGAATTTCTGCTCAGGCGCCCATATCATACCAGATTCGAACAGAGGTGCAACCGAATTTACACGTGCGTGCTTATCATTACCTTTGCTGGGTGTGAAGTTTACCACCGGTATATCCATCTTTCGAAGCTCGTATGTAAGAGGTAAACCTGATGCTTTCGCCTCCACAATTACCGTCTCGGGTTTCCAATACTCGTATTGTTCGAGAGCCAATCTTCTCAGTTCCGGAAACTCGTAAC